GAGCACGCCGCCGGGCGGCGGTATCGGTAAACCGATCACGCCGAACCCCGGCGGTAAACGATTCCCCGGTAAGCCGGATACCGGACCCTACCCCGGCCCGCCGACGGGGGCACCGCCGACCGGCGGCCCAGGCACGGGCGGCACGCCCGCAGGACCGACTACGGGCGGTGGCGGCTCCGGCGGTAACCCCTCGGTACCGTGTAAGCAACCGAGCGGGCCGATCACGCCGCGGCCTCGCGGCCCGATCACCGGCACCCCGTCCAACATAGCTGGGAACCCCTCGGGCAACCCGAGCGGCCCCAGAACCGGCGGTCGGCCCCGCAACCCGTCGCCCGCTTGGACCGGCTTAGGCCGAGGCCGGGGCGGCACCGGTGGTGGTGGCGTCCCGCCAGACCCTCAAGAGGCCGCGGAGAGCCTAACCCGCGGGAGCTCGGCCCCGCCGGTCGACCGTGCGCTCTTCAACACCGGCGGGAGCGAGTTACTGCCGATCTCGGCCGGTGCGTCCGGCCGGGGCTACGGCGGCAGCACGCCGAAAGATCCCCGCATGGAGCTCGAACGCTGGGCGGGGCGTTCGCAGTTCACGCGGCAGCCGCAGGAATTGCCCGGCGTCGTCGAGCGCATCGGCACCTCGGAAGGACGAACGGCGCTTTACTCGCTCTTCCGGCCCATGGCGCAGGGCTTCGCGGCAGTGCAGTTCCGCCCGCAAATGACGGTATCGGGTTATCCGAGCTTCGAGCATAACCCGCAAATGCCCGCGCCGATGTACATCCAAGACGAGGAGCGGCGACCGCAAACGCTCGTCTTGCACGCCTGGGGCGCGCAGCATAACGGGCAAGGCGACTGGGACTACGCCGAGGCGCCCGAGGTCGCGCGCGCCCGAGGCGGCACCGGTGACGGTGGCGTCGTCTTCCACCCGCCGCGCTTCGAGCTCGAAGACTACTACGGCATCGGCAACGGCGGCGCGAACGTCGAAGACACGACGAGCGCCGTCGCCACGACCGGCTACGTTCTCGCCGCGCCCGGCGTCCGCTACGCGCTCGGCTTGCCGAACTCCGACGGCACGCTTCAAGCGAACGGCGTGCAGATATATCAGCCGACGCTAGCGTCGGGGCTCTCGATCACGCACGACGACGTCGAGGTCGTCCACGCCTACAAGAACGCATCGAGCGAGACGATCGTCGAGCTCGCGCAAGGCGGCACGAAGTCGGGCGTCTTGATGCCGGGCGGCACGACGGCGAACCGGCCGACGACGGCGGCAGCCGCCGGGCTCATGCGGTGGAACACGACGACGAGCGGGCTCGAAGTCTACAACGGCTCGTCGTGGGCCGCGGTCGGCGGCGGTGGCGCGGGCGGTGGCCTGATTACCAACGGCGACTATACGGTCTCGACCGGCGACCGAATCCTCGGCCGCGAGTCGGGCGCAGGCGATATCGAGGAGCTCCAAGTAACCAACGGGCTACAGATCACCGGCGGCGCGCTCGGGTTCCTTACCGGCGTGAAGGGCGATATAACGATCTCGTCAGACGCGAATACGCAGACCGTAACGCAGACGACGCTCGCCGCGGTGCGCGCGCTAACGCCGACGGCGAACTTTATGCCGTACTGGACTTCGGGCACGACGGCGGCGAACACGGCGCTAACCTCGACCGGCCGCGACGTCATCGGGGCCGAGGATACGGACGACGCGCAGAGGCAAATCGGGCTCAACGACGAGAAGGCGCACGTCGACTTCCGCGATATGTGCTGCGCGAGCGCGACGCAGGCGGGCTACCACGCAACCAACAGCGGCACCGGCACGAGCATCTCGCAGGGTTGGCCCTTCACCAACGCGACGACGAAGGCGGTCGGCGTGCTTATGTTGGAGTCGGGCACGACGAGCTCGGGATACTCCGCGCTGCACACCTGGAACAACGTCCTAAGACTCAACACGGGCACGGCGTTCGAGTTCTCGACGCGGCTCATTACCGAGACGCTCTCGTCGGCGTCGGACGAGTATCGCTTCGAGGTCGGCTTCGGCGACAACTGGGGCTCGTCGACGTGGCCGACCGACTCGGTCGTCTTCCGCTATGACCGGGCGACCGACGGCGCGAACTGGCAGTGCATCACGCGAGCCGGGGGCAGCGAGGCGAAGACCGACTCGGGCGTCGCGGTTAACGCGGGCACCGCGGGCGCCATGCAGACGCTCACGATCGAGATCAACGACTCGGGGTCGTCGGTGTCGTTCCTCATCGGCGAGAGCGTCGTCGCTACGCACACGAGCCGGATACCGTCGAGCGGCGGCAGCCTGGGCTACGGGGCCGCGATCCTCAAAAGTGCCGGAACGACCGAGGTTAGAGTCGGTATCGACTGGACCCGGTTTAAGACGACCAGGACCGCCGACCGCTAGCGTTCGCTACGCCTCTTGGCTACCATGGGCTCCGCATGAAGGACAAAACGGAAGACGTTAAGCCCGCCGACTCTCGAACCGAAGCAGCACAACGCGCCGAGCTCTGCGGGCGCGAGGTCGAGACCGTGCTCGCGAAGCACCGGTGCCGGATTCTCCCCTTTCTACAACCGCTCGAAGCCATCGGGGCCGACGGATCGAAGGCCGTCGTCTCGGCGAGTTTCGGGATCATCCCCGACCCGTTGCCCGTTGAGCGACCAGACAAGTAACGACGGCGACTCGTGGGCTAGCTGGTCTCGGCTCGTGCTCGCCGAGCTCAAGCGCCTCGATGGCAATATCGAGCGCCTCGGCAACAAGATGTCCGACGTCCCTCGGTGGATCGACCGCGCCGTTAAGCACGAGCAGAACAACCGGCGCCAAGTCGAGAACGACGTGCGCGTCGAGATCCTGCGGCTGTCGTCCGAGATGGCCGCGCTCAAGGTCCGCGCCGGTGTCTGGGGCCTCATGGGCGGCTTGTTGCCCGTGCTCGCGGCGATTACGCTCAAGGCGCTATGAGAACCACGAAGACCGCCGCCGTTCTTGCCCTTCTCGCGTTGTCGACCCTCGCGGGCTGCGGCGTCTTGTCGAACGAGCATATCGAGACCGCTCGCCAGATCATCGACCAGATGCAAGCCCAAGGCTCAGTAACCGCAGAGCAGGCCGAAGCCCTTCGCCAAGCCCTACAGGCGAACACCGGCGAGCCATGGTACACGCAAGTCGGGCGCGTCGTCCTCGAAGTCGGTCTCGCCGTCGTCGGCGTGCGAATGTGGCGCGGCCCAGCGGCGACGGCGGCCGAGCGCGTCGCCCGGCTCACCGCGTCGAAATAGCGGCGACGCTAGCCTTGCACCGGGTCCGCGCTTATTCTCGGCGCGATGACGGAAAGCCCGACCCGTAAGCTCATGGCCGCGGAAGCGACGCCCGCATTCGTGCCGAACCGGTTCCGCGAGCCACTCTACCACGTCGAAGACGACGCACTCGACGAGCGCGTCGCCTCGGGGCTCGGCCGGTGGCTGCACGCCAACCGCGACAAGCTCATACGGGGCGGCGACGAGCTCGGCCACTCCCGGTTTAACTACGAGATCCTCGACGTCGATCGGTTCGCGGCCGATCTTGTGGCGCCGCTTAAGAAGAAGCTCGTCGAGGTCGCTACCGACTCGAAGGTTTTGTCGACTTTATGCGTGCCCGAGTTCGACCTTCGCCATACCGAGATGCACGCGACGCTCTACCACCACGGCTCCCACTTCGACTGGCACGACGACGCGCCGGGCATCGACCGCGAGCTCGTGCCGACGCGGCGGATTACGTTCTGCTACTACATGCACACCGAGCCGAAGCTCTTCTCGGGCGGCGAGCTTGAGTTCCTCGACGGCACAGCGGTCGAGCCGAAGAACAACCGGCTCGCGTTGTTCCACCCGATCCAACAGCACCGCATCCGGCGCGTCGAGTGCTGGTCGGCGCACGTCCTAGACGGCCGGTGGGCGCTTATGGGCTGGGTTCACGGTGACCCGCCGAAGGGCTGGGCCGAGCGCGTGCCCGAGCTCCGCGGGCGCCCGTAAAAAGACCCCGCCGAGTTCGTCGTCTCGGCGAGGTCAAAGCCCGCAGCCTCTCGCACTGCGATCGCGTCCTGGCGAGCGATAATAGCACACCGCCCCGGCGACTACTCGCCCGCGCGCCTGGATCGCACTTTGAGACCGGCGGCGACGCACTTACCGGCGAACTTCTCGATCGCTTGGCGCGTGACGCCGTGACGCTTGGCGAGCGCCGAGAAGCTCGTCGTCGTGTTTACGAGGGCCGCGATCAGGCGCAGGCGGCTCGGGTCGGTCGCGGCCTTACGCTTCGGCTCGACGCCAGCCTCGCGGCAGGCGGTGAATACGAGCGTCGCACCGCACTCGAACTTCGCCGCCGCTTCTGCGGCGGTCTTGCCCTTCGCGCAGAACGCGGCGATCTCGGCGCGGCGAGCTCGCCGCTCGGCGTGGCTTAGGCGTTCCATACCAAGAGGCCCAGGATCACCGCCGCGAGGGCGAACGTAAAGAAGACGGCGAGGCCGTCGTTCGCGAGACTATCAGACGAGCGGCCTTGACCGCCCACGACGAGCGGGGGCTCGCTTTTTTGCTTTGCTTGTTCCATGATGCGGAGATGAGAACACCGGACCCCGACGCCGTCAACCCCCGACGCTCGATTCTTGCCGAAGCCGCCGAAATTGTCGACGGCGACCGGCAGCGGCACTACGGCCCGCCCGAAGAGAACCACGGCCGGACGGCGGCCCTCTGGGCCGCTTACCTCGGTGTCGACGTATCGGCGGCCGATGTCTGCGCGCTTAATATCTTGCAGAAACTCTCGCGAGATCGGCACGTCGCCAAGCGCGACAACCTCGTCGACGTCGCCGGATACGCCGAGAACATGGACCGAATCCGGCGCAGCGTAGAGAAGAAATAAAGAGGCGTGGGGGTTGCATCCGATAGCCGGGTCGGTATCTTCTTACTCATGGCAACCAACCAAACGTGCCCTTTCTGCGACGAAATCGCGACCGTCGAAGTTCTCGAAGCCTGGATCGACGAGCGCGCCTTTATCCTCGACACTTGCTGCGAAGCCGCGCACGAAGACGCGATCGAGTGGCTACGGGAGGCACCGCGTAAGCAAGTCGCCGCGTTCCTCGCTGGCGAGACCGGCGTCGCGGTGCGGCAGACCGTTGAGCTCGACGGCCGTATTCAACTCGACTACGGTCTAACCGTCGGCCCGGTTAAGCTCAAAGAGGCGAAGGAGTTTATCCGCGAGCATCACGGCCACTGCTCAAACCCGCCGTGCTCGTGGCGTTGGGGGCACGGGCTCTACAACGGCGGCGAGCTCGTCGCTGTCGCCATGGTCGGCCGCCCGGTGGCGCGCAAGATCGACCACACGACGACCGTCGAGGTTAACAGGCTATGCGCTCGCCGCGACCGCGGGCGTCTCACTTGGAACGCCTGCTCGATGCTCTACGGCGCAGCGGCACGCGAGGCACGCGCTCGCGGCTTCTCCCGCGCGATCACCTACACCCTCAAGGAAGAAGCCGCCGATACGCTCAAGGCCGCCGGATGGCAGCACGACGGCGAGACGAAGGGCGGCTCGTGGAACCGC